GTAGAATCTTCTTTTGATGCGATAAGATTAGATCAAGTAGGTTTCCCTGCGGTTGCTACCCTAGGGGCAAATGTTTCGTCAAGCCAGATTGAACTTTTGAAGCGGTACTTTACAGGTGTCGTATTAGTAGCAGACAATGATGAGGCTGGAGCAATTATGTCTGAGAAACTTACTGAAAAGATGGGCAACTTAGTCACAGTTATTTCACCTGATAAAAAATATAAAGACATAGGCGATATGACAGATGATGAAATTAGAAAACTAGAGTTTCAGTTTGACAATGTTATAGACTCTATGCTAAAATAATAAAAACACTTATATAAGGAGAAAAAGATGACTATTGTAAAGGGATTAAAAAATATCAACGCCCTAGTCGACAAACCAAAATACGAAGGTACTGGAACAAAAGTTCGTTGGGTTAAGTTAGCAGACGGACAAGCAGCAAAGATTAGATTCGTTAATGAATTAGACCAAGATTCAGCAAACTATAATGAAGATCGTGGATTAGCAGTAGTGTGTTCAGAACACACAAATCCAAAAGACTATAAGCGCAAGGCAGCATGTACACAGGAATCTGAAGGACGTTGCTTTGGTTGTGAAATGGCACGTAAAGAGCCTAAGTCTGGTTGGAGAGCACGTCTGCGCTTCTACACAAATGTTTTGGTAGATGATGGAACAGAGGATGCTTATGTTGCTGTTTGGTCACAAGGCATTAGCAAGCAATCCGCATTTAATACAATTCGTGAGTATGCTCTTGAAACAGGAAGCATCTCAAATCTACAATGGAAGTTAAAGCGTAATGGTCAGGGAACTGAAACCAATTACACGCTTATTCCAAATGTACCAGATTCAGAGCCATTCAAGTGGGACGGTTATGAATTTTTCAACCTAGACAAGGTTGTTCGTGAGGTTCCTTATCCAGAGCAAGAAGCATTCTACTTTGGATTTGATACTCCATCTGTAACCAGTACGAATATCGACTGGTAATAGATGAATTACGTAGGTTTGCATGTCCATACACACTACTCCTTAATGGATGGTGTTGCTACTCCAGAAGAATACGTTAACCGAGCAGTTGAACTTGGTATGCCAGCATTGGCTATCACAGATCATGGTTCTTTATCTGGGCATAGGGAACTGCACCGTATTGCAAAAGCAAAGGGCATCAAACCAATTCTTGGCGTAGAAGGCTATATGACAAGGGATATGAATGACAAGAGAGCAAAGGCAGAACGTACTGATCCTCTTGATTTGAATTATCATCATATAGTTCTTCTCGCTAAGAATCAAACAGGTCTAGAAAACTTAAACAAGATTAATGAAATTGCTTGGACAGAAGGATTTTTTAGTAAGCCAAGATTTGATTTTGATGTATTAAAAAAGTATAAAGAAGGACTTGTTGTTACATCTGGCTGCCTTAGTGGTTGGATTGCCAAGGCGGTAGAACTAGGTGAACTGGCAACTGCAAAGCGACATATGCAATGGTTTAAAGATGAGTTTGGTGATGACTATTATATTGAAGTAATGCCACACAACTCTGCTGAAATCAATAAAGGTATTATTGAACTTGCAGATGCTCTTAAGATTAAGATTGTTGTAACTCCAGACTGCCATCACTCTGATCCAAGTCAAAAAGAAATTCAAGAATTGATGCTTATTCTTAATACTCATGCTAAGTTGGAAAAAGATGCAACTTATGAGAAGTCTAAGAAAAAAGAAACATTTATGGATAGACTTGATTATTTATATGGCGCAGACCGTATGATGAGTTTTAATAAGTTTGATATACATTTGCTTTCATATGAAGAGATGAAGGCTGCCATGCTAAAGCAGGGTATTGATCGTGAAGATATGTTTACATCTACTATAGAGATTGCTAATAAGGTAGAAGACTATGACATTAAAGAAGGACTAAATCTACTACCAGTGCAATATCCAAAGCCAGGTTTAGAGTTAAAGAAACTTGCTATGGAAGGACTTAAAGAACGTGGTCTTGAGGGTAAGCAAGACTATATTGATAGACTTGATGAAGAGTTAACAATTATTAATGATAAAAACTTTGCACCTTACTTCTTAGTGGTTCGCAACATGCTTAACTGGGCAAAGAAAGAAGACATTATGGTTGGTCCAGGACGTGGATCATCTGCTGGTTCTTTGCTTTGCTACACACTTGGTATTACAGATATTGATCCACTTAAGCACGGACTTTTGTTCTTTCGATTTATTAATCCAGAACGTAATGACTTTCCTGATATTGATACAGATATTCAAGATTCAAGACGTGATGAAGTTAAAGACTATTTAGTTAGACAGTATAGACATGTTGCATCTATTGCTACCTTCTTGCAGTTTAAAGATAAAGGTGTTGTGCGAGATGTTGCTCGTGCACTTAACATTCCATTGCCAGATGTTAACAAGGTTCTTAAAACCGTAGATACTTGGGATGACTACTGTGGTTCAAGAAATGCTGCTTGGTTTAGAGAAAAATATCCAGAAGTAGAACTATACGGAGACCAACTCCGTGGTCGTATTAGAGGAACTGGTATCCATGCTGCTGGTGTTGTTACTAGCAAGGATCCAATATTTAAGTATGCTCCACTAGAGACACGCTCCGTGACTGGAAGCGATACAAGAATTCCAGTTGTTGCTGTAGATATGGAAGAAGCAGAAAAGATTGGTCTAATTAAAATTGATGCACTTGGACTTAAAACTCTTAGTGTTCTCAAGGATACTTTAGACATGATCCAAGAAAGAGATAAGAAAAAGATTAATCTACTAGAGATTGATATGGATGACAAGAATGTTTATCAGATGCTTTCTGATGGATATACAAAGGGTGTCTTCCAATGTGAAGCAGCACCATACACAAATCTTTTAATTAAGATGGGTGTAAAAAATCTATCAGAACTTGCTGCATCAAATGCTCTAGTTCGCCCAGGTGCTATGAATACAATTGGTAAAGACTATATTGCTCGCAAGCATGGTCGTCAAAACATTGACTATACTCATAGTATCTTAAAAGAATTTACGGAGGATACTTATGGCTGCATTCTTTACCAAGAACAAGTTATGCAAACATGCGTACAACTTGGCGGTATGTCCATGTCGGAAGCAGATAAAGTTAGAAAGATCATTGGAAAGAAGAAGGATGCTAAGGACTTTGATGAGTTCAAAGACAGGTTTATCAAAGGTGCTTCTGCCTATATTGCTCCCAATCAGGCTCTTGATCTATGGCACGACTTTGAGGCACATGCGGGATACTCGTTCAACAAGTCTCATGCGGTTGCTTACTCTACGCTCTCGTATTGGACGGCGTGGCTAAAGTATCACTATCCTCTAGAGTTTATGTTTGCTCTATTAAAAAACGAGAAAGACAAAGATACCAGAACTGAATATCTAATTGAGGCAAAAAGAATGGGAATAACAGTTAAGTTGCCCCATATTAATGACTCAGATAAAGATTTTAAAATTGAGGGTAAAGGAATTAGATTTGGCTTATCAGCCATTAAGTTTATTTCTGATACGATTGCAGATAGATACATACAGGCTAGACCATTTAAAACATTTAAAGAAGTAGAAGAATTTACTTTTACAAAAGGTCATGGTGTAAATAGCCGTGCACTAAACTCAATGAGGGCGGTAGGAGCATTAACATTTCCTGACAATCCTGCTAATCCAGATGAAGTAAAAGAAAACTTATATGAGTATCTAAATCTTCCTGAATTTAATACATCTATTCCACAACACTACTACGCATATTTAAATGATGTAGAAGAGTATGAGGAAAAAGGAGCCTTTATTTTAATGGGTATGGTAAAATCAATTAAGAGAAGCAAAGGTTGGTCAAGGGTAGAGTTGTTAGATAAAACAGGATCTGTTGGTATTTTTGATGATGAAAATACAATGATTGAGGCTGGACGTACATACATTGTATTAGTTAATGATAATAGAATTGTTTCAGCAGTTCCAGCAGATGAAGTAAAAGAATCAAAGGATGCCTTAGTTAAATTCTTAAATTATAAAATGCTTCCATTTAAAGAAGGAGAGCATTTTGTAGTTTCATTTAAGCCAAGAATTACGAAGACTGGAAAGAAGATGGCATCTCTTACACTAGCAGATTCAGGCAGAGAACTACATGCGATTACTGTATTCCCAACCTCATTTGCAAAAGCATACATGAGTATTGAAGCAGGAAATGTTTATAACTTTAAATTTGGTAAAACAAAAGATGGAACAGTGATTATGGAGGATGTATCAAATGTTTGATCAGTTAGCAGATGAATTACACAAAGACGCAATTAATAAAGGCTTTTGGCCACCAGAAGAAGAGGTTGATGATATCTTTATTGCTAAGCAGTGCATGATGATTGTTTCAGAAGTAACTGAGGTTATGGAAGCAATTCGTAAAGATAAAGGTGAGGAAGAAATCACAAAAGAGTTTGTAGATATTCTTATTCGCACACTAGATCTTTATGCTGGAGTGGTAAATGCAGGGTATACAAAATTATCACTAGACCACGCACTAGTAGAAAAGGTAGAGTTTAATAGAACTCGTCCAGAAAAGCATGGGGTAAGATTCTAATGGTAGTAACGATAGAAGATGTGCTAGCACAATTAAATCCAAAATTACGAAAGACAGTAATGGCTGGAGACACAATTCCAGCAACGCAATATGCAGCAACACCTAGTTTTGGTTTAAACAAGGCTTTAAACGGAGGCCTACCATATGGCCGACAAGTGCTTATATGGGGCTCTAAGTCCTCTGCAAAGTCTTCTCTATGCCTTCAGATGATTGGCTTGGCACAAAAAGAAGGAAAGATTTGTGCTTGGATTGATGCTGAAATGTCATATGATAAAAAGTGGGCAGAAGGTCTTGGGGTAGATACATCAAAACTTATTGTTTCACAATGTAGAACAATTAATGAAATGGTAGACATTGGCACTAGTCTAATGAACGCTGGTGTAGATATGGTAGTTGTTGATAGTATTACATCACTATTGCCAGCAATTTACTTTGAAAAGGATTCTGATGAACTTAAGCAACTTGAAAATACAAAACAAATTGGTGCCGAGTCTCGTGATTTTAGCAACGCATGGAAGATGATTAACTATGCTAATAATAAAGTTAAGCCAACTCTTTTTGTACTTATTAGTCAAAGCCGTAATAATATTAGCGCTATGTATACTAGCCAGCAGCCTACTGGTGGTCAGGCTACTAAGTTCTATTCTTCTACGGTTATTAAATTGTTTTCTTCAGAATCAGACAATCAAGCAATTAAGGGGAAGATTAATGTTGGTGACAAACTTATTGAAGAAAAGATTGGTCGCAAAGTTCGCTGGGAGTTACAGTTCTCTAAAACATCTCCTGGTTTTCAAAATGGCGAGTATGACTTTTATTTTAGAGGCGATAACATTGGCATTGATGCTATTGGTGATCTTGTTGATACAGCAGAACTAGCAGGTCTTGTAACAAGAACAGGCGCTTGGTATCAACTTGAAGATGGAACAAAAGTACAAGGCAGAGAAGGCTTTATTAATAGAGTAAGAGAAGACCTTGACTTGCAAAAGTCATTAAAGGATAAACTATTAAATGGCTGAAGAAAAGTTCTTTCACGTTCCAGGACAATTTATTTGTCAAAAGTGTAAAGAAAATGTTACAGCAGCAAGATTTTGGTATGAGACTGGCGACGTTACATGGATGTGTGTAACTAAACACATATCAAGAGTAGAACTTGTTGCTAAGAAAAAGAAGAAGAAAGATTTTGGAGATGAGTGAAAGAGGAGAAAGCAAAAGACTTGGCGCTAAACAGCACAAGAATTCTGGCAGAAACACTCATAAAGGTGATGCTACTTGGAGAAACTTTACAGTTGACTTTAAGGAATATCCAAAAGGAATTACAGTAAACAAAGATATTTGGGCTAAAGCAGTTACAGATGCTATTAGAAATGGCAACGATCCAGCAATATTTATTGTTCTTGGCGAGGGCAATTCTAAGGTAAGGCTGGCAGTAATTGAGGTAGAGATGCTAGAGCAATTAACAGAAGGGTATGAAGATGACACAGCAAAATGAATCAGGACAAACAACCATTGATATGGTTAATGGGTTGGCAGAAATTGCAGATTATATGCAAGATGAAGAGTTGACCGTTGCGCTAACAATGATTGCCAAACTCATCATTAAGCCAGACATCCCGCCACATGTGGCAAGTTTAGAAATAGTAAGGCTGCAGGCAATTGCAGCAAAAATGTCATTCAAGGCCACTTGGTTAACGAATGTAGACAAAAGTGATAGAGCAAAGAAGAATATTTACTATACTGCAGCAGAAGCAATTAACGATTTGGTCTCAGCGCTTAAGTACATAATGCGTTAACTGATATAATAGATGAAACAAGGGAAAATACTAATGACGAAGAACTTACTAAAAGAGATTATGCTTAAGCCTACCGAAGAGAATGATTCATTTGAGACAGAGAAATTTGTTGAGACTATTCAAAATGGGTACCTTGCAGATCGTGGTACAAAGTTTCAAACAAAGAAAACATTTGGTCCATCTACCATCGCATATGGTCATGGAGAATGTCCTAGATATTGGTACCTAGCATTTTCTGGTGCCAACTTTGAAGATAACAATACTCCATATGATGTAGCAAATATGACTAATGGAATTATTTCACATGAGCGTATTCTTGGAAAAGCATTTGCTGGCTCTGGAATTCTTATTGATACAGAGTTTGATTTAAGAGAATCAGATCCTCCTATTTATGGCAAGGTAGATGGTTTAGTTAAGTGGCAAGATGAAGAAGTAGTTGTTGAAGTAAAGACAACCAATGAAATGGTTTTTGAATATAGAAAAAGAACTAATAAGCCAAAGGCTGGTCACGTAATCCAGTTACTTATTTATATGAAGGTTCTAAAGAAAGCAAAAGGTGTTCTGGTTTATGAGAATAAAAATAACCATGAACTACTTGCTATACCAGTTGAAATTAATGAAAACTATATTAATTGGATAGATCAGGCATTTGAATGGATGAGAGTTGTTCGTAAGGCATGGGAAGAAAAACAACTGCCTATGAAAAACTATAGATCAAATGCAAAGATTTGCAAGAACTGCCCACTAAAGTCAGACTGCGATAAAGCAGAAGCGGGAGTTATTAAAATTGCATCTCTGGAGGAATTGAGTGAAACGATGTGATAGGTTTGAATGTGAAAACCACTTCAAACCAAAAGTAAGTTATCAGATTTATTGTAGCGAAGAATGTAGAGATCTTGCTACAAAAGATAAGATTGCTGAAAGATATCAAATAACTAAAAGACAGAAGCGATTAGGCAAAATTAGAAAGTGTCTTGGTGGATGTGAAGTACAACTATCTATCTATAATGATTCAGGATTTTGTTCTAACTGCAATGTAAGTGAAAAAGCAGTATTAAAAATGTTAAAAGAAGTAAAGGGGTTCTTTGATTATGAACAAGACTAAGCCAAAAAGAATTTGTGCTATAGATGCAAGCACAAATAGTCTTGCCTTTGCTATTTACATTGATGATAAATTAGACAGTGTTGGCAAGATTAACTTTGAGGGTAAAGACATATATGAAAAAGTAGGGGATGCTGCTATTAAAACTAGGGCATTCTTTAATAATTTTATTAATGTTGATGCTATTGTTATTGAGCATACCGTTTTTATGAACAGTCCTAAGACTGCTGCAGATCTTGCACTTGTTCAGGGAGCACTGCTTGGTGCTGCTGCAATGTGCGGTATTCGGACGGTAGGCAAGGTATCTCCAATAACATGGCAGAACTACCTTGGCAATAAAAGACTATCTAAGGAAGAACAACAGCAAGTAAGGGTTGCAAACCCTGGAAAGTCTTTATCTTGGTATAAAACATATGAGCGTGATTTTAGAAAGAAAAGAACAACTAAACTGCTTGACATTGTTTATGATAAAAAGATAGAAGATTATGATGTTGCAGATGCTGCTGGTATTGGACATTGGGCTATTCATAACTGGGACAAAGCAATAGGAAATGTTTAATGAATAGAGATACTTTTAGTTTTAAAGAAGAAGATGAAAAGGTTATTCTAACAGTCAATACACTTGTACCAACAAAGTGGTTATTGGTAGATAGAGAAACGGGTCAAGTTTATCAAGGGCATCCAAAAGGATATTGGGATAAACTAAAAACAGTAGAAAGAGATAATGCGTAATGCCAGAGTTAAATGCAAACATACCACCTATTGAATGCTATGTGCGTGGTAATTTCTTAAGAGATCAGTTAGACAGTCACGATCAGTATTTCCCATGTGTAATCTTTGGAGTGTCAAGTATTAAGGCTAGAAGCCCTCTATTTCATTTCATGATGGAAGATGGTGGTATTTGGTGGCGTATGCCAATAAATGCTTTTTGTGCTAAGCCAGGAGTTCCAGAAGAACCAATTCATAATCTTGTTCTATGGAATTCTTTTAGTCCACATGTTTCTGTTACAAAGTTTCAAGCATTAAGCAATATGAGAATGTCCTACATTGATAGAAGCAAAAATACTATTCCTGGAACATACCTGTTTACTTTAGATTGGCATAGCCCAGAAACTAATATACTAGATGATGGGTATTCTGAAAACCCAGGGCAGCATAAATGTGGTCATGTTATTCAAAGAGATGACGGAAATTTTGCGGTACAGCCAAACAACAGGGTAAGAATTAAAGAGCCATCCTTTGTTACCAAGAAAGACCTAGTGATAAATAGATTAATTAACACAAATAAGTGGGATGTTGAAAGTTACGATAAGTGGATACTTGAAGACTCTAATGCCTATGATTATGATGTTATTGATACGGAAGTTGACAAATAACACTATGGCTGGTAAACTATATACATCGGAAGTCTATATGCGTAAACGCTATGTTATGGATAAAAAGACTCCAGAAGAGATTGCAAAGGAGTGTGGATGCACAGTGGAGACTGTCTATGTATACCTTGCAAAATTTGGATTAAGGAAGAGTAAAAGATGAGCGACAACTTAAACATAACCGTTGATCAGGTAAATCATCCTGCCCATTACACAACAGATCCTTCTGGCGTAGAGTGCTTGGAAATTACTCGTCATCGTAATTTTAATATTGGCAATGCTTTTAAATACTTATGGCGAGCAGGTCTAAAGGATGAAGCAAAAACAATTCAAGATTTAGAAAAAGCAATCTTTTATATTAAAGATGAAATAAACAGACTAGAAGGCAAATATGTCAACTGAAGTAGATTTAATTAATCATCTTGATGAAATGAACAGAGTTGTTACTGAGTACTTAAAAGGTAGCGACCCAACTAAGATTGCTAAAGATCTATCAATAGCAAGAGTAAGAGTAGTTGCACATCTTGACGAATGGAAAGAGTCTGCATCAAACAACTCTGCAATTCGTGCTCGTGCAAAAGATGCTTTGGCTGGAGCAGATGCACACTATAGCAAGTTAATCTCTAAGTCATATGAAGTTATTGATGAAGCATCTATGACTAATAATCTTAGTGCAAAGACTGCAGCAATTAAACTTGTAATGGATATTGAATCAAAGCGTATTGATATGCTACAAAAAGCAGGTCTGCTTGAAAACAAAGAGTTGGCTGAAGAAATTGTAGAAATAGAAAAAAGACAAGAGATACTTGTTGGAATCTTAAGAGACATCGCCTCATCACATCCAGAAGTTCGTGACCTAATTATGCAACGGCTTTCTGCTCTTGCAAAAGAAGGAGAAGTGATTACAGTTGTCCACACTGTTCAATGATTTCCTAGAAGTACTTAAGGAAAACAACTTTGACGAAATACCTGTAGATGCAAAGACATTTGTTGAGTCTACAGACTTTCTTGGTCAACCACCATTATCTATAATTCAATATGACATTGTTGAAGCAATGAGTCAGATATATAAAAAAGAAGACTTGCAAGATTTATTAGGAGACATAGATGGGGCAAAATACTATGACAAATATACCAAAAATGAAATCATCCTACAGTTGGGCAAAGGTAGTGGCAAAGACTTTGTTTCCACTGTTGCTTGTGCTTATGTTGTTTATAAGTTACTTTGCCTTAAAGACCCTGCCAGATATTTTGGAAAGCCAAGCGGAGACGCTATAGATATTATTAACGTTGCAGTAAATGCTCAACAGGCTAAGAACGTTTTCTTTAAAGGATTTAAAACTAAAATTGAAAAATCTCCTTGGTTTGCTGGAAAATATAATCCAAAAGCAGACTCTGTGGAGTTTGACAAAGCAATTACTGTTTACTCTGGTCACTCAGAGCGTGAATCACATGAGGGTTTAAACTTGCTTATGGCAGTCCTTGATGAGATTTCTGGCTTTGCTTCTGAAGTAGGAACAGGAAATGACCAAGGTAAGACTGCTGAGAATATTTATAAAGCATTTAGCGGTACCGTAGACTCTCGTTTCCCAGACTTAGGCAAAGTAGTATTGCTTTCGTTCCCACGCTACCAAGGTGACTTTATTTCAAAACGGTATGACGATGTAATTATGGACAAAGATGTAATAGAACGTAGACATACCTATATTATTAATCCTGATCTACCACATGATGATCCAAGTAATCAATTAGAGATTGTATGGGAAGAAGATCAAATTATTTCCTATAAAATACCAAAAGTATATGCTCTTAAAAGACCCACATGGGAAGTAAATCCTACTAGAAGTATTGAAGATTTTAAGATGTCTTTCTTTAAGGATATGGGAGATGCAATGATGCGTTTCTTATGTACCCCGACTTACTCATCTGATGCATTCTTTAAACAAAAAGATAAGTTAGAAAGATGTATGACCTTAAGAAATCCTGTGGATGGTCATAGAAGATTTGATCCTGGCTTTACACCAGATCCAGATAAAACATATTATGTTCACGCTGACCTTGCACAAAAGCATGACAAGTGTGCAGTTGCCATTG